CACTACTTTTATCCCAATTTATTGTCAACCTACGCCCTTCAAAGTGTTCATCTACGACTTCCTTCATGGTGTCTACAAAAGTCTTCCACTCCATAGCCTTGAGCATCACCTCAGTCGTCTTGAACATATCCGCATACCCCGCGAGTAGTTCCTTGCCTACTTTGCGGTCAACGTATCTGCTCTGCACCACATACGGTACGGTTGGCGTCATAGATTCACAGTTCACACGCATACCTTTGTATATCGGATGAAACAAGCCGTGCCGCTCTTTATATACAATCCCACCCCTGCGTGAGTCGCTATGTAACCACCCCTGTGAGTACCCACTCAGCACCACGCGAACGCCTTGGTGCATCTTGTCGGTAGTGAACTCAAAGGTATTGTCAGGACGCACCACGCCAATGATGTGGGGTGTCGTGTAGTACCTAAAGTACGTGAACTTATCAGGCACTACCCCGCTTCCGTCATACGCTGGATACGTCCGAACGAGTTCCTTCTCTGAATCAACTAACGCCTCGTACTCTTCCTTGGTGAATTCTTTGCTAGACCAATTTGTGCCGATAACGATGTCAAAGACCCTCTCGTGGTTCTCCTCTCGCACAAGAAAGTATTTGGTGTTGTGTCTACGGTGTCCGATAGGAAACCTATTTACGTTGCCACGGTACGGTGCTACGGTCTTTGTAATGTTCATCAGCCGTGCGTATTTCAATCCATACATATCAATCTCCTTTAGTGAGTTCAAGTTCATCCAAATATGACAACACATCGCGCCATAACTGGGGTTGCTGTGTGTTGTTTGCTAGTTTCCTCAGTGCATAAACATATGGGTCGTTGCCTGTCCATCCTCGCTGTTGGTCTATCAACTCCTGTGCTATCTCTCTAGCCATACGGTGTCGATTGGTTGCGATTAAATCTAGTTCAACCATAAATTCACTCCTTGCTATTAGGTTATCAAAGTGGCACTGCTTGAAGTATTCAGCTTCAGTCACGGTCAATCACAACTTTCTTACCTGTTGGGGCATCGAAGTGTCGGTTACGGGTAATCATCCATAGCGTTGGGCTGTTGATATTCCACTTGATGTCACTCTCAAGATACCCATCGGTGAACACCAACACACATTCGGCTTGCAGGTTTTGCTTATTTACGTACTCACTGACACATGACACGTTAGTTCCACCGCCGCCCAGTGGCTTTAGTAGTTTGGCAATGTCGGTGTAGTTCTCCTCAAAGACTTGCTCACCATGCACTTCGGTGTCCCACCAAAGAACCCGCACCTTGTCAGGTTGCACAACGTCACAGATTGAAACCAGTTCCGTAGCGAACTCAGTAATCTCAGCAGAGCCAATCGAGCCCGAGGTATCGATAGCCACAATGATTTCACCAATCGTCTCGTTCTCCATGCTTGGCAGGTAGATATCATTAGCCATCTGACGCTTGTTCATACGCCGCCATGTGAACTCATCTTTGCCTCTCATGGTTGAAGAAACAAACTCGCGTAGTACTTCCTTCCAATCAATCTTAGGTTCGAGCAAGTCAGAGATAGCACGTGGCATCTTCGCACCCATGCGCCCTGCCAACATCCCGCCCTCACGCAACGCTCTGTCAATCGCATCGTTCATGTCCTTCAACTGCTCATGCGATACATCGCTCAGGTCAAAGTCATGTTCGTCTGAGTTAGAAAGGTCATAGGTCTTGCCGTTGACTTCTACCGATTCCCACTCAGTACCATCGTCACCATCGCTATCTTGCTTCCCACCCTCGGGTGGTTCGTTACTTTGCCCGCCCTTCTGACCGCCCTTGCCCTTTGGTTTGTCCTTGGGCTTGGCGTTCTTCTTTAGATAGTTAAACACTTCCCTCATGCTCCAGTTATGAAACATCTCGTCATACACCCCACCATCGGGCAACTGAACTACTCGCTCAGTCGAGCCGCCGATAGTCCCAGTGATATTCACAATGATGTCGTTGACAACAAAGTCAGCAGCTAGGTTTGCCATCTTTGGACTCTCCTTGAACATCGCCTTGCCATACATCACCTGCTTCAAAGCTACATGGAGATTCTCATGGAGGATGAGCCCACGCACCTTGGGTTCTTCAGTGATACCCTCGAGGAACTGCCGCCCATACTTCTTGTTGACCCCATCGGTGTATGCCGTAGAAATCCCATCCTCGACAGCAGTCGTACCCATGAGCATTACGCCCGAGTACAGCGCAGTCTCGGCGTGCTTCATCAATGCGATATGCCCACGCTTGACGCGTGTCTCTTGTCTTTCTTTAGTCATTTGCTTTCTCCTTGGTTAAATAGAATCCCACGTCACCGTGGTACTTAAATCAGAACAACTCGTGGTTGTTCTTAGCCCACTCAGCAATCTTCACGTTGTTACGCGCCAAGCGAATTGATTTGGCATTACGCATCATCATGGTGAAGAACACACCCTGTACTTCGGACGATGGGATACGCTCAACGAACGTCATGAACTTGGTCAGTTCATCCTGTGTCGCCAATGTATCTACTGCCTGAAACATAATCATCAACTGGGCGCTGATGTCTTTGGGTAACTCAACACCATCGGGGTCCTTGCAGATAGTCTTGACATCAACCAATGATTTCTCTAGCGTTAGGAATGCAGCCAAGTCACCCGCAAAGGACGCACCCACCGTACCCGCCAGTGCAACTCGTGTTGCGTTCTCACCAATCTCATCACGGTTCTTGACAATCACATCGCACTTCGCCAAGGAACGAGGGCTGACGAATGAGAGACTCGTCATTGATGGTTTGAAGATGTATGGGTTGTCTGCTTGGTCGCCTTCCGTGTATGACTTCATGCAACGAGGGAACATCGATACACCCGCACGAATCACACGAGAGATACCGTTCTCACCTGCCCACTGCAACCACTCATCCACCGTTGGCTTTGCCATACGCATCACGCATACACGATTACCCGCATGGGCAAGCATCGAATCGCCCACGCCATCGCTCGCATTGTTAGATGTCGCAAACACCACGGACTTCAAGCCATCCTTCTCGGGTAGTGCCACATCACCTACCATCCGCTCTAGCATGAGTCGGGTAAAGATTACTTGCAGCAACTTCGGTGACTTCATGAACTCGTCAAGCAAGATGACCTTGGGCTTGCCTGTGTTCAAGGCGAACAACTCGGACACGTAATACTCAAGGGTCTTGGACGCATGGTTGGGAATAGTCATACCAATGTCTGACATATCCTTCACTGGACAATCCACATACACATAGTCGTACTTGTCACCGTCAATGCCTGTGCCATCCTTCGGGCTGCGCCACTTGTCGCCGTTGTCTGCGGCTATCATAGTTAGCAGGGAGGTCTTGCCACAACCGGGTTCGCTCTGTATGACAGGCGTGAGTTCTGTACCTATTAGGGGAATCACTTTACGCAATTCGTTGATGGACACTGTGTTTACAAACTGAACTTTAGACATGATATTAAACTTTCTTTACTATTGATGAACTGATTGGTACGTCTTGGCGGGTGCTTAGACGCATTGGAAACTGCCGAACTTGGACAAGATACTGTCCACATCATCCTTCACTGCTGAACGGATGGCATCGCTTTCACGAATCGCTGTTGCGTCTACACCGTCTAGGGCTTTCTCCAATGATGCTCGAGCCTCTTCTAGCTCTTCGCTACCACTGAGATTGAACCCCTTGAATGTCTCGCACATCTCCTTGGCTTTCTGTATGGTCGTGTCGTATATCTTGCGCTTCTTGGTCTTGGTTTCTCCTGTGTTGTCGTCAACGCCTGTCTCCTCTACACCGCAACAATGGCTGATGGATTTCATAACGTCCACGAACCTTGTTTGCTGTTCCACCATCACGTGGGCTACTATTTCCTCGGCTTGACTCTTGTATGACTCAAACAAATCATCAGCGATGTCCTTAGCGATGTTGCAACGGAAATCGTTGGTTGGCACTTCTGCTACATAAAGACGAACGCCAAATTTAGATGCCAGTTCTGCCTTGTCGGGGTAGTCGTTGCGGTTGAACATATCGCCCATGCCACCTTGCTTGAACGCCATGTCGCTCACGATGTTGTCGTAGTCGGCTAGGAATTCAACCAATAAACTTCTGAACGCCGCCTCATGCTCGTGATACTCCTGCTTGAACTTGGGTACGTCAATGCTCGGCAAGAGGTCTTGGCTGTTGTTCCACCGATAGGTGCGCCGCTTGACCCAGTTATAGATAGTCTGCCGATAGTTGACCAACGCCTTGTGCTTGGGATGGTCAGCCAAGAGATTCTTGACATAACGCCCTGCACTCTGCACTGCGTGTTTGCTTGCTGTGACTTCATTGCTGATGCCACGGTCTTGCTTGGTCGCCGACCATACATTGACATCCACGCTCACGAGAACCGCTGATGTCGCCAATGAGATTAAATTCTCAGGTTGCTGTAATTCCATATTCATGATGCTTTCTCCAGTAAACTTACCAATAATAAATTCCACGTGTACGTGGTACGCTAAATAGTGTTCGAGTTAAAGAACTCTTCCCACCAGTCATAAGTATAACAGAACTTGACATATGTGTCAAGCCTTTTACTCAGGTATTTTCTACAGCCAATCGGTAATGATTTCTCTCCTCACTCCAACCCAGTCCAGTTCGTACTCCCCTCCCTGTCTGTGTTCAACGTCATCATCTTCCTCACCCATACGAATGAACGCATACCCGATGGCACGACCGCTTGATGCGATGTTCTTTATCAGGTCTTCAGCATTGGATGGATGGTCAGCCCACTCCTCTGCCAAGTCCAGTAGCGCCGTGTGACTCTGTACCCCAAGGTCTGATTCATACCATTTAATACTCTCACAGTTGAAGTTAATCCGTTTGCGCACGGTGTCTATGTCGCACTCGTCCAGTGCCAACTTCAGTTCGGGCTTGGATTTGGCTTCGGCTAAGAACAGAAAGAAGTCGTCCTCTTTCTGCCCTCTAAAGCGTATCGTGTACGCTACGTCTGAACGGTATCCCATCAGTGCATCTCCCCATTATGTAAATTCCAGTTAAGTTCCATAGTGTCGTAGGTAACGTCCAACCCTTCCATGAGATTCTCTTTAGTGACGCCGTTCGCAACCGCAGTGCCCGCGACCATGTGCATCATCAAATTCATAGCCTCTGCTGTGTCCATGTCTCTCATAATGTCAAAGAGTTTCGCCATCGTGTTGTTCCACTCTGCTAACTCCTCTTTGTTTAATGGTGTCTTTGATATTGTCATGGTTAGTTCCTTATGTTCTTAGGGTTGGTTTGCTTTAAAGTATTCTCTGCTGATGTGCTGGTTACGAATTGGTAATTCCCCTTCGTGTACTCCTGCACCACCGTCCAACTGCGCCTAGCCACTAGTGCCGCAGTCTCACCGCAGGTCTTGCACATCTTGTATCCAAGAGCCCACCGCTTCGTGGGGTACAACTCACCGCAGTGCATACATTCGGGTGTGTGATTAGTTTCTTTGCTCATGTTATGTCCTGTGTTATTCCTGAATGTTTCTGTTGCTTGTCAAGCATTTTCTGCCACCAACGAATTGAATCGCTCGGTGACTTGGTATGAGTCTTTGACCCAGTAGTCGGCGGGTGCGTATTGGTACTGGGCATCAACGTCATCTTCTCGGCGTGAGTGGTAGTCCTCATCGGTCAAGAGCCATGAATCGTACAGTGCCATCTCTTTGTCTAGATAGACTCCCACGGGTTCGTGGGTTGTTGTGTTGCCCTGCTTGGTTGTGTGCATAAGCACAAAGACCTGCTGTGGTTGCTGAAATTGCTTGCTCATTGTGTACTCCATAAAACTGAATTGAACTGTAAATCCCACGTGTGCGTGGGACGCTAAGTAAGGAGTCTGCTGACTTATTTCCCTACTCAGATTCCAGTATAACACAACTTTACCTTTGAGTCAAGGGTGTTGTATGAGTATTTTATATGGTGTGGAGGTTTTGTTCTATTTGTTCTACTTTTTTGACTTTGTTCTATTTTACATATAGAACAGAAATGGCTGCTTAAAAAATAGGCGAAGTCGGAAACTCCCTCTCATATATATAAAATATATTTTTAATAATGTTAATAAGTATTGGTTTGTTCTAATGTTCTACTGATTTTGGGTATATGGGGGGTGGCTGAGTTCTTTTTTGCATTTGCTGCGAAGCTTTTGCTTTGCCAACTTTTTCAAAACACAAATTGCGCTGTCAGGTCACTTTACCTATAAATCGTAGAACATTAGAACAAACGCTGTAAGTCGTTGATTCATAAGGCGGATTCTGTTCTACTCGCTTTACCTTGTTCTACTTTTTTTTTAGAACAAAAACGATTTTGCGCTGTTTTCTATCATTGGCGAAAATCAGATTCTATCTTTCGTAGTTTTAATGTGTGAGTTCTGAGAACGGTAGATGATAGCCTTGTTCTATTAGTCTAGTTGTATAAGTCCAGTAATTCTATACTTGTTCTAGTTTACATATAGAACATGGTTTTGTCTAAATTCCACGTGTACGTGGGACGCTATTTAAGAGCCTTGTCAGCCACGCACACGCGGCGCGCGCGCACTAGATAACTGGTATCAAATTGGAGGGCGAAAAAAAACCCGCACTTGCTAGGTGCGGGTTGGTGTGGTCTAGGGGTTACTTATAAGTCGCCCAAAATGCTGCGACTGCCTTTTTGTAATTGTCGCCATTGGCAGTGGTGTCGCCCCTGCCTTGTTTTACTTTCACCGACTTTTCTTGGGCAGTGAATATCTTAGTCATTGATGCAGTAAAGTCTAGCGTAGTGCGGGTTCCCTTGGTGTCGGGTTTTAACAATGCCATTGCAGCATCTTTTAAGTCGCCTAATCGGTTACTGCAATATGTACCAACCCTCTCCCTTACCTTGGACACTATGTCATGCAAAGCAGGGTTGGTGTTTTTCAACTTACCGAATTCCTGACTTGAGTAAGAAAACGCATAAGCAGCGCCTACCTCGATTTTCTCAACTTTCTTATTCTTAATTTGCTCATCGGTAGCCAACACGTAGTGGTCGCCAATCACGGCATAAACCTTGGGAGGGTTGTTTTCGTGCCAACGTAATTGATAGCCCTCAACCAATTCTGCCCTTGCTTCACTCGGCAGGTCGGCAGGATAGCCCTCGACTTTTCCCATTACATACTTGGCTAATGAAACCAATGTATCTGCTACACCTGCTTGGGCATAGCCAACGTCACGTAGTGACAATTCTTTTTTAGTATCTTGCATTTTTCACTTTCTAGGTTGTTACCGACTAGGACAATTCCGAATCAGTAAAAACATCATGACACCACGACACCAATAAGTAAAGTCTCACGCATGGATGGGACACTATTTAACGACCCCGCCCGCCAACTCACGCCCGCCACGCGCTCGCCCTAGATAACTGGTATCAAAAACACGGGCGAAAAAAAAGCCGCCCGAAGGCGGCTTTTTCTAATGGGGCTTTACTTAGCCCACACAGCCAAGAAGGCGGCGGCGGCTTTGTTGTACCGTTCGCTGTCTGCTGTGGCGTCTCCACGGGCTTTAGCTGATATCAAGCGGGTCAATGCGGCGTCTTTAATCCAATCTTCTACGAACTCAGAGAAGTTCTTGTTCGCTGTGCGTTCTCTTGGCTTTCCTTCAGCTAAGAGTTCTTTAGCTTTGCGCTTTAGGTCAGCCAAGCGATTAGAACAATAACTAGAACACTTCTCACGCATAGTGCTGACCAATGCATGAAGCGCTGGCTGTGTGTTCTTTAGCTTCCCGAACTCTTGGCTTGAATAGCTGAACGCATAAGCCACGCTGATTTCAATCTTCTCTACATTCTTAGCCGCCATGTGTTCGGGGGTGGCTAATGTGTAATGGTCAGATATGACAGCGTAAACCACGGGCGCATTGTTCTGAGCAAAGCGCATCCGATACCCTTCATAAAGGCTGTCTTTAGCCTCTGTGGGGACATCCACGGGGAAGCCAGCAATCTTTTCAATAGCGAACTTCGCTACATCTTCGATTGTCTGATTTGCCCCCGCTTGTTGGTATGCTGAATCAGTCAGCGATTTGAAAGCCGCCTTAGCGGGTGAAGTGGAAGTTTTTGTGTTCATATGAATCTCCATAAAATGAACGATTGTCTGAAACGCCGATTGCGTCTCAGTGATTAGATATTGACAGAACAAGCCCGATAAGTAAAGTTTCACGCATGGATGAGACGCTATTTAAGCCGCCAGCCACGCCCACGCCCGCTACGCGCTCGCCTTTGATAACTGGTATCAATGAGCGCAAAAAGAAAGGAGCCGAAGCTCCTTCTTGTTATGCGAAGAGACGGATTTGATTACCGTCCATGTACCACTCCTGCTGCTCCCGCAGCTTCTTCAATGTATCAACCACTGAGAGCGGCGCTAAGTGCATGTAGTTGTAATACCGTATCACTATCAATGAAGTGCGTGCGCGGTATGTTGGCACTGTCTCTGTCACGCTTACCCGCTGCAATGCAGCAATACATTCGGCTTTGACGTCTTGCATATCATTCTCCTTTAAGGTTACGTAATGCTGTGGTGATAACTACTGATGAGAAGGCGAGCATTGCTACCCACATCCAATTGCCTTGGGGTATCAATACATACAGACTAGCTGAGAGGCACAGTGTGGCAAGCACTAAGGTAAAGCCGTTATATACATGGGACATATCATTCTCCTTAGTGGGGGGCTTGCGCCCCCCGATTGATTAGCGGTAGTAACGAACCGCAAGCGTGTTGCCGAACATGTCAGTGACCTTGCCGAACATATCCTTGTTGGGATAGCTGAGCAGCCATTGCTTAGCGGAAGAGAGAGACCATGCGGTGTGGGAGACCGCCTTGTTGCCCCACTGAATGCTGACTGTGTACATATGTACTCCTTGTTAGTGCTATGCGATTTGCTGTGCACTTGAATACATCATGGGCTAATTGTTAGGATAAGTAAAGTTTGGTACATGGAAGAGGGGGTAACCCTTCGCTTTTCCCCCGTCTCGCGCCTATCGCACCCCCACACCCCCTTTTTCTGACTTGGTACCATCCCCCCTACTACTCTAAGGACCACACAAATAACTACGCAATTTTCCAAATCTCAAAAAATATTTTGCAAAATTTTCCAAAAGTCATATGTAAAGTTAGGTTCTGTTGCACCGTCGTATATTTTTATGTTACATTACGCCCATCCCGTAATCGGAGCATCAATTGCTGACATGAACACTAATACGCTAGTGCCATTTATTGAGGAAAACATTCCTCTGCCAGAGAACGCTAAAGAAGCTTTCCCTGAGCTATCTACTGCGCAAGAATTAGAAATGCGCGCCAATGTAATTAAGTTAATGTCTGACCTTACAGGCCACCCAATTGTTGCCACACAAGAGAACGTGGACCAAGCAAAAGAACTCGCACGTGAGATGGTGTCCAATCCTAGTCACCGCCCCGAGTTTGCCAAATACCCCAATGAGACTCTTGCCACACTAGCTGGTTTGGTTGCTCAAATGAACGTGTCTATCGTCGAAGAGTTATCAGAACTGAAGATGTACGTCATCAACAAGTTAGTAGCAGAGATAGAAAATTCTAGAGACCCCAAGGTACGGGTCTCCGCGCTAGGTAAGTTAGGGGAAGTCGATGGAGTCGATGCCTTTAAGAAGCGCACTGAGGTAACTCACAAGCATCTATCTATAGAAGAAGTAGAGAACGAACTGCTAGAGACACTTAATAACCTAGAAAATAAGGTTATCGACGTAGAAGCCCGATATGTAGAGAACAGAATGCAGCCGTCTCAATGACAGTATCCCCCAAGCTAACCCCTGAACAGCTTACTAGGCTAAAAGATTCATTGCCGACGCTGCCGGATAAGCAGAAAAGGCGTGTTCTTGAGCTTTTGAAGACATACGATGCCCAAATGACCCAGAATTTGGGCAAGGATTCGTTCCTAGACTTCGTAAAACACGTATATCCGGGCTACAAAGTAGGTCCACACCACTACAGACTGGCAGAAATCTTCGAGGCGATCGCGCGCGGTGAGAAAAAACGGGTGATTGTGAACATCGCACCCCGTCACGGCAAGTCAGAACTTATTTCTTATCTAGCACCAGCATGGTTTCTAGGTAAATATCCCCATAAAAAGGTCATCATGGCCTCCCACACTGCTGATTTGGCAGTGAACTTCGGTCGTAGAGTCCGAAATCTGGTTGGTAGCGAGACATACAAGGACATTTTTCCGCAAATCGAGTTACAAAGTGACTCTAAATCAGCTTCACGCTGGGGGACGAACTTCAATGGAGAGTATTTCGCTATCGGTGTGGGTGGCGCTCTTGCTGGTCGAGGTGCTGATCTGTTTATTATTGATGATCCTCATTCTGAACAAGAAGCTAAAACTGGGCGAGCTGATGTTTTTCTTCCTGCTTGGGAGTGGTTTCAGTCTGGTCCTCTCCAGCGTCTTATGCCGGGCGGTGCAATCATCGTAGTGATGACTAGGTGGAGCAAACTTGATTTAACTGGGCAAATAGTTTCTCAGATGGAGCGGGCAGACGATGTAGACAAGTGGGAGGTCGTAGAGTTCCCAGCTATCAACGAAGACGGTGAAGCGTTGTGGCCTGAGTTCTGGCCTGTGGAAGAGTTGTATGCCAAAAAGGCAGCTTTGGACGTGCGGTACTGGAATGCTCAGTACATGCAGCAGCCAACCTCAGAAGAGGGTGCTCTTATTAAGAGGGAGTGGTGGAGAATCTGGGACAAGGAAGATGCACCCGACTGCGACTTCACCATTATGGCGCTGGATGCCGCTCAGGAGTCTAACAACCGTGCCGACTATAACGCTCTGACTACTTGGGGCGTGTTTTTCAACGAAGAGACAAACAACTTTGCGATCATCTTACTCAACGCGATTAAGAAGCGGATGGAGTACCCAGACCTGAAGAAGATGGTCTTGGATGAGTACCAAGAGTGGCAGCCAGACGCGTTCGTGGTCGAGAAAAAATCTAATGGATCAGCACTATACCAAGAATTCAGACGTATGGGCCTACCAATAGGAGAGTTTACTCCCGGTAAAGGACAAGATAAGATAAGCCGTGTCAATGCTATCTCTGACCTTTTTGCGTCGGGGATCGTGTTTGCACCGGATCGTAGATGGGCTAAGGAAGTCATTGAAGAGTGCAACGACTTTCCATCTGGGGCCAACGATGACTTAGTTGACTCGACGACATTGGCACTAGCACGGTTCCGTCAGGGCGGGTTTCTTCGCCTACCAAGTGACGAGCCTGAAGATATTAAATGGTTCAAGGGTCACCGCAGCGAGCGGTTCTACACAGTTTAAGGATACATCATGGACAAAGGTTTATACGCAGCTCCTCAAGGCTTAGCCGATATGGAGAATGACGCGCCAGAAATTGAGATTGAGATTGAAGACCCAGAGTCAGTAACTATTGGTATTGACGGACTAGAGATTGAGATTGATCCTAAAGAAGATACGGCTGAAGTGTTTGATGCCAACCTTGCAGAATTCCTTGATGAGTCAGTTCTAGATTCATTAGGTGCAGAGCTTGTAGAAGAAGTAGATAAAGACTTGAACGATCGTAAAGACTGGATACGCACATACGTAGATGGTCTGAAGTTGTTGGGTCTGAAATACGAAGAGCGTACAGAACCTTGGCAAGGAGCTTGTGGTGTGTTCCACCCGATGCTTACAGAGTCAGTTGTAAGGTTCCAGTCAGAGGCGATGATGGAGACATTCCCAGCGATGGGCCCTGTCAAGACTCAGATTGTTGGCGCTGTTGACTTACTAGCAGAAGAAGCCGCAGCCCGTGTCCGCGAAGACATGAACTACCAGCTTACTGAGGTGATGGTTGAGTATCGCCCAGAGCACGAGAAGATGTTGTGGTCACTACCGCTCGCAGGTAGCGCGTTCAAGAAGGTGTACTACGACCCAAGCAAAGGTCGTCAAGTCGCTATGTTTATTCCCGCTGAAGACATTGTTGTCCCATACGGCGCGTCTAACTTAGAGTCAGCAGAGCGTGTTACACACGTCATGCGTAAGACACCTAACGAGTTGAAGAAACTGCAAGCCGCAGGGTTCTATATAGACGTGGACTTGGGTGAGCCATCAAACGATATTGACGAGATTGAGAAGCAAAAAGCAGAAGAGATGGGTCTGTCCGCAACTCAAGATAACCGCTACCGTGTTCTTGAGATGCACGTTGACTTGGACCTCGAAGGGTTTGAGGATGTGGACAAAGATGGTGAGCCCACAGGTATTGCGTTGCCATACGTAGTGACAGTAGAGAAGGGTACAACGAAGATTCTGGCTGTACGCCGCAATTGGTACGAAGGTGACAAGTTACACCTGAAACGCCAGCACTTTGTTCACTATCAATACATCCCCGGCTTTGGGTTCTACGGCTATGGCTTGATTCACTTAATTGGTGGATACGCTAAGTCTTCCACTATGCTGATTCGTCAGTTGGTGGACGCTGGTACTCTATCTAACTTACCCGGTGGTTTGAAGTCTCGCGGCTTACGTATTAAGGGTGACGATACACCGATCTCCCCCGGAGAGTTCCGAGACGTAGATGTGCCTAGTGGAAGCATTCGTGACAACATCTTACCGCTTCCATACAAAGAGCCAAGCCAAGTTTTGTTTTCTTTGTTCCAAAATATTGTGCAAGAGGGACGCAGCTTTGCATCAAGCGGTGATATGAACGTCAGCGACATGAGCGCCAATGCTCCTGTTGGTACAACTTTGGCTCTGTTAGAGCGGACTCTGAAGGTAATGACAGCAGTACAAGCGCGACTGCACTACGCTATGAAGCAGGAGTTCAAACTCCTCAAAGTCATCATTGCCGACTACACACCAGAAGAATACGCATACGAGCCAGAAAACGGCAACCGCGATGTTAAGAAGTCTGACTACGATGCTGTGGATGTTATCCCAGTCAGTGACCCTAACGCAGCGACGATGGCTCAGAAGATTGTGCAGTATCAGGCTGTACTGCAGCTTGCACAGTCAGCCCCTCAGTTGTACGACTTACCTCTGTTGCACCGCCAGATGATTGAGATTCTGGGCATAAAGAACGCAGCGAAACTTGTTCCTACTGATGATGACCAAGTGCCAACCGATCCAGTGCAGGAGAACCAGAACTTGTTGACGGGCAAACCTGTCAAGGCGTTTATTGAGCAGAACCATCGGGCACACATTCAAGTGCATCAGATGGCTATGCAGGACCCCCAAATCCAGCAGTTAATGCAGATGAACCCACAGGCTCAGGCGCTAATGGCTACGGCTATGGCGCATATTAATGAGCACATTGCGTTCGAGTATCGCCGTCAGATTGAAGAGAAGATGGGCATGGTATTGCCAGACGAAGATCAGACTAAAGATGTCTCGCCACAGATGGCTGACCAGATTGCGATTGCAGCAGCACAGGCTACACAGCAGTTGTTCCAGCAGCACCAGCAAGAGGCTCAGCAACAGGCGGCTCAGCAGCAGATGCAGGACCCAGTGGTACAAATGCAACAACAAGAGTTACAGATTCGCCAGCAGGAGCTTCAGCTTAAAGCTCAGAAACAGCAAGCGGAAGCGTCAGCTAAAGCAGCCCAACTGACTATCGAGCACTCTCGCATTGAGGCGCAGAAAGAGATTGCCCGTATGCAGGTAAATGCTACGGCAGCTTCCGCCCGCGAGCGCGTCTCTAGGCAGCAGGAGACTGAGCAAGCACGCATGGGTGTAGACATGGCTAAACACAAGTCACAAATGGCTCAGCAACAACGCACAGCCTACATGCAACGTCAACAACCTCCTAACAAGGAAAAATGATGGACAACAATAAGTTACTTGCACACATTGCACGCGAGATTGACAAGTTACGCGGGGACCAAGCGAGTTTTCTTTCCACCGGTAGAGCAGGGGACTACCCTGAATATCGGCACATCTGCGG